GCAATACATGATTGCCAAAGAAATTGCAGAGGCGTTGTTTGCGACAGCCCTCGACATATCCAAGAACCCTTTGGTGAAGGATGTGGAAAATAAGTTTGCTAAATTTAAGTACGTTCCGATTGATGCGTACTACAATGCGATCCCGAAGATAGCTCTTAAACATGGACTCTTCTGGCGGTGCAGGGAACAAGAGGTCACCGCAGAAGGCAAGACAATCTTCTTCAAATTCTCTTTCGATCTGTTACACAAAAGTGGCAGTGGTGTTGAGAACTTTGATACTGTTACCATCCATCATCCAGCGCAAGGACCGCAAACGGCAGGGTCTGCCAGAAGTTACGCGGAAAAACTTTTTATGCGTACAGTGTTTAAGGTTGTGACAGGTGAGAAAGATTCTGAATACTTCCATGAGTCAGAAGCAGAAGACTTGTCTATCCCTGATGCTGATGGTTCCAACAACAATGACGAGGGCTTAAACCTTCAGCAAGTCAAGGACTTGGAGAAGAAACAAAAGAAATCCAAGGACGTAGATGGAGCAAAGGTTAAGAACCTGTCTGAGTTCCGTAAAGAATTTCGTGATGACTCAGGCAATAAGAAACTCTGGGAAGATACTGACAATGGTGTCATCCTCAAAGAACCCAATGGTCTTGCTGGCGGTTGGGATAGTGTGGAAGACATAGTTCATACCTTCATGCCAAGACTTGATGACATGCAAGGTGATGAGAAGAAGTTCAAAAATTCCCAAGAGTGTGTCAAGGGTGTTCAGTTATTCTTCAAGATTAATCGCTCAATGATTGAGGGAACGATGAACGAAAAAAGCCCAGAGACTTTCGGCAGAGTCATGGCAATGTTTAAGGCAGCAAAGACTGCTGCCAACGCTGGTGAAATCTACGATTCAAAATAGGAGAAGCTAATGCCTAGCCAAAAATTTGGAGCAGGTAATCTGTTCCGCAATCAGAGGGCTGTTGCTTCTCTGGAGATCAAAACACAAGATACGGACAACCGTCATCAGTATGCGCCGGACTTAACTGGTGACATGGAGATGACGAAAGGCCAACTCCAAGCACTCATCGGTATCTTCAAAAGTGGTGACACTGAGATCAGTCAGCGCTCGGCTACGAAAGGAGAACCAATCGTTAAGGTCTCTATTTGTGGTAAGAAATATAAAGGTGCAAAAGCTGGAGACTATCTTGCTGTGTGGCTGGAAGAGAAGTGGAAGCCAGAGAAGAAAAAAGAAGCGCCGAAGGATGAGCCACTAGATGACGACATCCCGTTTTAGATCACGGTCTCATCTTAACAAGGTGAGGGGGAAGCCATGTCTGGTATGTGCTTCCCCCGAAACTGTTGCCCATCATCTTATGTTTACCGATCACCCTGCTCTCTCCCTTAAAGTTTCTGACCTTAACACTGTGCCATTGTGTACACAGCATCATAGGAAACTTCACTTACACGGAAACGAAAAACAATGGTGGGCCTTGCAGGGAGTAGATCCAATCAAGTTTGTAAAAGAGGTGACTAAAGATGACTGATATAAAAGAAGTCTCTTATGCCTTTGAGGCAGTGAAGTCTGCACTACGTCAGACCAAAGACGGCATCAGTATTAGCTTAGTCATCCATCCAAATGATGTCCCGAACCCATTGCTTAGTGATCCTGTCGGCTCAAGATACATGGTAGGTATGGCTAGGCTGGGTGATGATAACCAACCTATTGAATCCGAAGAACAAAGAGAAGCAAGGCGTGATGTTATTTCTGCTGGCGCACTGTGCCGTGACACGGACTTCCAGAAATGGCTGATGAATAATGGCTATTGTGATGATCTATCAGAAGATGAAGCAGCCAAATCATTAAGGACATTACTTGGTGTGGAGAGTAGGGCAGAGATCAAGATTAACCGAGAAGCCCAGCGCAAGTGGCGTATCATACGTAATCTATTTATTAAACGGTCAATACTTATGGAGACTGACCTTGGATAAAGACCACAAAGCTGACCTGTTACAGGAAGTACATGACATGGTGACTGGCCCCAGAGCCAGTGCCTACGGAGAAACAGCAATCAATCATTCCCGCATTGCAGACTTCTGGAATAACTGGTTGAAGAATAGATCATGGTCACATCACAATGTAATAACACCTTATGATGTGGCGATGATGATGGCACTGGTTAAATTTGCTCGCTGCCAACAGCAACCATCACATGATTCACATTGCGATATCGCAGGGTATGCGGCTGTTGCTGAAGATATATACGAACAAATTATGGAGGTCGAAGATGGCGGGGAAGATAGGTCGGCCACGCAGAATAGAGGAACCGAGTAAGCCGTGGAACATCGTGTTCCCTATCACATTGATTGATACTATAAGGGAACGTGCGGAGAAGGACGGACTAACCCCAGCCTCATTGGTTCGTAAGGCTATTCATGCCTATGTGTCACAAAATTCAGCGAAGGGATACAAGGCTGGCGTTAGAGATGCTCTTTATTTTCTGAGAGAAGAAGCGATACAGCCAAGATTTCCATCAGGTCAGACACTGGGAGACAGGCTGGCAGACAGAGTATTGAAAAGATTGGATATGGAAAAGGGGGAAGATGACTAATCTTCCCCCTGAATCGTGAGGTAACTAATGGCCGTAACCATTAATGCTAAGATAACAACTGTTGCCGATGTGGTAAATAAATATCTTGATGAACACATAAATTTTTTGGCAATAGATTACAAGCGTCCGGTATCAGCATGGAAACAGATGGAGCCACATCTCGGATCTGTCCCCATAAATAAATTAACTGGTGCTATCGTTAGCTCTTACATAAGAAAAAGAAATGTTAGTCCCGGTACAATCAACCGGGAGATAGGAGTTCTAAACTCTGCCCTGCGGTGGGCCAATGCTCAAGGATATATTGACCGCCTAATATTTATTCCACGCCTACCATCTCCCCCGCCTAGACAACGATGGTTGACAGAAGAGGAATGCACAAGGCTTCTCAGGGCAGCGAAAAAGTACCCTCATGTGTACGCATTTATTGCCATTGCTCTGTTAACAGGACAGAGGAAAGAAGCAATCTTGTCGTTGCTGTGGGAACAGGTCAGATGGAGTGAAGGATATATAGACTTCAATCAGGATGATCCACTTTCCGGCAGAAGAAAGGGAAGGGCTGTTATCCCCATAAGCACGGAGATGGAGCAGCTATTGCACAGCCTTCAGTCCAATAGCCTATATGTTGTTAACAACAATGGGAGAAGGGTTCGGGATTTCCGAAAGACATGGGGAAGGATTATAAAGGAAGCGGGTCTCGAAGGAGTTACCCCGCATACTATTCGACACACAGTGGCTACGCAGCTAGTGCGAAAGGGAGTCCCAATAATAGAGGTAGCAAAACTTCTGGGACATCGAGACAGCAGGATAACAGAAAAAGTATATGCGAAGTTCAGCCCCGACTACTTACAGAACGCTACTGAAAAGTTGTCGATTGCTGCGTAAGTCCGTTACAGCAATCCCAAACTGATCGATGACATTGAGTACATTCATAGTGACCGTGGACAAATACCACTCTGGTAGTAGCGCCACACCACGGGCAATCATGCCACCCATGTGGATCAAATGAAGAATCTTTTCTCCCATCTTTTGTGTCTGAGGTAGGGGATGATGACATACGGAAACACTCTTGAGATCCATACAATGGAATAGTTCAGCCAGTTCAATGGCCTCGGTAGTGGCTTGAGGACATCCATGAACAAAACGGCTCTTAACTCATCAGTATTATTTACTGCTAAATGTTCATAGGTATCGTCAAATAAAAGGCAGTGGCCTTCTCTCCAATAGGCCCGCTCCCCTCTAACCTGTAGATAGCAGCGGTGTGGGTGAGGAATATCCAAGGCAAGATGTAACCTTAGAACTCCAGAGTAAGGCCCTGAATGGGGGTTAAGCTTTTTCCTTGGACCCAATACAGAAATGTAGGCAGAGATCACATAAGGATGCTGCTTCAGAATAGCGGTGGTGACGGGCATGAGCTTACAGTTTTTCCTGAACCAAATGCGAGCGCCCTTGAGGAAGAACAATCTCCACTTGTCATCGTTACTTATGTAAGTCTGGTGAGGGCTAATGGTTTGGAACGGAGCGAAGTCATCATACCTCTGGATGATACGGTCGTACTCTTTCCGTATATCTTTGAAGCTCCCCTCCAGATCACGGGTGATCGGCACCGTGTCACTATCATAGAATCTCTTCACCCCCAGAGTATTCTTCTTTCGGAACCACGGCTGTATTAATTTTTCTAAGACTAGCAAAGCTATTCGCAGAGGGCTTCCCAGACTGAGTTATAATTATCAGCCCAGCTTAAAGTTTCTTCATTCCAAAAGAGACAGCGTTGACAATCATGTTGTGGATAAAGGAAAGGACCGGGGAGGCTAACGCAAGGAATATAACTAACTGTCGGAGGAGGGGCGTCTATACTTGTGACGCAACCGTTTACTGTCAACATTATCAGCAGCACGCTTGGCGCGATCAATAGCTTTGTAAGCATCAACTAGTCCTTTGTTAACTGCTTTAGCTTCCCCGGCTTTCATCAACTGACGGTTCTTTGCCCATTCTGATAGAACACCAGCTAGTCTTAACAGACTTTTTACAATGCCAAATATATTAAACATTGATCATTCAATCTTCACCCATCGTCTGCGTTACGATTCTTTAATACATTGCCAGCAACTATATTCAGGATTTTCAAAATCCATCCTACAATTTTGTCATCAGAAGTTGACTTCGTGAGTGCGGTTACGGCTGTCGCTGCAACCATCACACTGGTCACGGCATGAAGCCATGCCGGAAGACCGTCGAAGAAATTTAATACTATATCCATTAGTTATCACCAACGTAATTATTGCCAAGCCTCATCATATCAGCAATTCGTCCTGCCCTCTGACCGACTTGTGTAGCCCATCTAGAGTCCAATAACTCATCGCTGACTTGAGACCATGTAACCCTACCTTCGATTGCTTCTTCTATCAACCCAATGGTTTTCTTGAATGTTTTCAATCGGTTAAGGCCAAGATTAAAGTGTAGATCAACGACAGCCATCTGTCTTGTATTGTCCAGTAGATGGAACCAATTGAACGCACGCTGTAATTCCTTGATAGATATTTCTATATCAT